TTCCTACAATTAGTATTCCAACTTCAACGTTGAGAGATGCAGATGCATTAGATTCATTTGGTGATGAATTTGATTATAATGATTTATTAGATTCTGAATTCTATCAAGAAATAAATGTATCACAAGAAGATTTAACAAACCGATCGGACGATATTCAAAAATTAATAGAGCAACAACGAAGTTTATTAACATTGCAAGAAGCTCCAAGTCAAGTATATCAACAAGTAGGAAGACCGGATGATGATCTAGGTAAAACTGGAGATTATTATATTGATACTCAAAATTTAATGATATATGGACCCAAACCATCAGATACAGAATGGCCTAGTATGGGCGTAAATTACTAATCGCAATATTTATATATAAAAAGATTCATATGGATTCAAAAACATTGATAAAAGCACTTAAACAAGCTGTACGCGATGTTATAAAAGAAGAATTAACAGATATTCTTCGCGAAGGGTTACAATCTACTATTAATGAGATGAAATCTACATCGCATATTGGAAAACAACGTACAATAACAAAACCAATACCAGAACCGCCAGTTAAAAACAAAGTACAATTCAAATCAACAGGATTTGCAGATATTTTAAATGAAACGCCTTCATTGAAAGAAGGATCTCCGTCTGTTTCTAGTTTTTCAGAATTGATGACTGAAAATTATAGAGATATGAGTTTTACTTCTACTGATGCACAAGGTTTCGGAATGTTGCGACAAAATCAAATGCCGCAACAAACAACGGCACCTGCAGTAATGCATGATCCAGAAACCGGTAAAACATTTGATGTAGATCCAGTTGTTGCGAAAGCATTAACACGCGATTATTCTGGATTAATGAAAGCAATTGAAAAGAAAAAAGGTAAATAATGCCATATCAAGTAATTGAACCGTTAATTAACCCAGCTGATATTACTCCGTTAGGTTTAGGATTATCATCATTTACTCCAATTTATTTAACCACTGATCAAGCATTTGAAAATTTAAAAACGCTATTATTAACAAAAAAAGGTGAACGTTATCATCAACCTACATTTGGAACTCGTTTATTATACGTTTTATTTGAACCTAATACAGAATTAATAAAAGAACAAATTGAAACTATTATTACGCAACCAGTTTCAATTTGGTTACCGTATATTACAATTGAAGATATTGATATTGTAACTGCAGAAGAAAATCCAGATTTGTACTATAATATACAAATAACAATTTCATTTTCAGTTGCACAATATTCAACCCAAACCATAACATTCGGCGTAACTGACACCGGATTATTAGAAGTAAGTTAACATGGAAATAAAAAAAGATATATCATATTTAGGCAAAGATTTTGGTCAACTAAGAAAAAATCTGATTGAGTTTTCAAAACAATACTTTCCTAATACATATAATGATTTTAACGAATCATCTCCGGGAATGATGTTTATGGAAATTGCTGCGTATGTTGGTGATGTATTATCATATTATGCGGATAATAATTTAAAAGAATCATTTTTAGAACAAGCATCTGAACGTGCAAATATATATGATTTAGCAAAATCGTTAGGATATCGTCCAAAAAATGTAGTGCCAGCATACGTGACATTAGATTTATATCAATTAGTTCCAGCAATTGGTACAGGTGTAAATGTTCAACCTGATTTTAATTATGCATTATCAATTAAACCAGGAATGCGAATAAAACAAAATGCAGGCTCTGCAATTTTTAGAACATTAGATTCTGTAGATTTTGGATATTCATCTTCTATAGATTCTACGGAAGTTACCATATATGAAACTGACGAAGCTACAAAACTGCCTACATATTATCTTTTAAAGAAACAAATTCAAGCTGTTTCCGGTGAAGTTAAAACTCAATCATTTACTTTTTCTAGTCCAATTGCATACGATAAAGTTGTATTGCCTGATACTAATATAATAGAAATTATTTCAGTTACTGAATCAGATGGTGATAATTGGTATGAAGTTCCATTTTTAGCTCAAGATACAATTTTTGAATCTGTACCGAATTTATTAGAAAATGATCCAGATTTATATCAATATCGTTCATCAGCTCCTAGTTTGCTTAAATTAAGAAAAACTGCAAAACGTTTTATTTCTCGATTACGAAGTGATAATAAATTAGAATTGCAATTCGGCGCCGGGATATCTGATAATAATGATGAAGAAATAATTCCAAATCCAAATAATGTAGGAAATGGATTAAGTGGTATTCGAAGATTGGTTGATGTAGATATTGATCCGTCAAATTTTTTATATACTAGAACATATGGACAAGCACCTGCTAATACAACATTAACTGTGACATATACTATCGGAAATGGTATTTCCGATAATGTTTCTATAAACACATTAACTAACATTGATTTTATTGAATATGATGAAGATATTAATTCTACAAATAACATTTCAATATTAAATTTCATAAAAACAACAGTTGCTGTTAACAATGCTATTCCGGCAGCCGGAGCAAAAACGGCAGATACGTTGCAAGACATTAAAAATAATGCATTAGGTAATTTTGCTACACAGAATCGTTTAGTAACGCGCGATGATTATATTATACGAGCATATTCAATGCCGCAAAAATTTGGAAGCGTTGCAAAAGCATATATTGTTCCAGACGATCAAATATCACAAGCAGATTTTCAACAAACGCGCGTTGCAAATCCATTAGCAATGAATTTATATGTTTTAGGATTTAATCAATCTAAACAATTAGTTGCACTTAACGATGCAATCAAAGAAAATTTAAAAACATATCTAGGTTATTATCGCATATTAACCGATGCTATTAATATAAAAGATGCATTTGTTATTAATATTGGTATTGATTTTGAAATTTCAGTTTTATCAAATTATAATAGTAATGAAACGTTATTGAAATGTGTTGATGCAGTACGTTTAATGTTTGATATAGATAAATGGCAAATAAATCAACCCGTTATTAAATCAGACATAACTACAACATTAGCTAATGTAAAAGGCGTTCAGAGTGTCGTAGGAGTTAAATTTAAAAATTTATTTGATACTGATTTTGGATATTCCGGAAATGTTTATGATTTAGATACAGCAACTCGTAATGGTATAATTTATCCATCATTAGATCCTAGTATTTTTGAAATTAAATTTCCAAATCAAGATATTCGCGGAAGAGTGGTAAGTTATTAAGTTTTGAATATTTATACTAAAAGTATATTATGTTTAGAATATTTTATCCCGAATCTGATGCTACTGTTTATGAAGGATTGGAAACAACAAATACTGGTTTAGATGAACTTTTAGAAATTGGTAAACGTCTCGGAACGGATGGTAGTACATTACAAAAATCTAGAGCTTTAATTAAGTTTGATACATCTGAGATAACTGATACGGTTTCTAAATATAGTATCAATATAAATTCTTGCAAATTCATATTGCAACTTTATACTAGTAATGCAAAAAATTTACCAGCACAATATACATTAGAAACTAAACTGGTTGCACAACCATGGACGAATGGAACGGGATATTTAAACTCCGATCCAATTGTATCTAATGGTATTCAATGGGCAACTCCATATGCATCGTGGTCATTGGATTCACAATCAGGATCTTTATGGATTTCTAGTTCACAACAAATTGATTTAGGAACATCTGGAATTAGAGTTTCTGGCTCAGGTGCTGGTGGTAGTTGGTTATATAGTACAGGTAGCACATCATTTTCTAGTTCATACGATTATTCATATCAAACTACGGATTTAACATTAGATGTTTCTGACTTAGTTTTAAAATTAATTAGTGGAAGTAATAGTCAATCTATAGATAACAACGGATTTATACTTAAGTTCTCGGATGCAGATGAAGCTAATGAAACTGTAACCGGTTATATTAATTATTTTAGTAGAGAAACTCATACCATATATGTTCCAAAACTAACAATGTATTGGGATAATTCAGTGTATTCATCATCTTTATCAGCCGCAGATTTAGAGTCATATACTGTGTATACAAAAATGAAACCAGAATATAAAGATTCTGAAATAGCTAAAATACGAATTTATACTAGAGATAAATACCCACAAAAATCTCCAACAAATCTATTTCCAATACAATCAGTTAAACGATTACCATCAACTACTTACTATGCAATACGAGATGCAGCTACAGATGAATACATAATTCCTTACGATAATATTTATACTAAAGTAAGTTGCGATAACACTAGTAATTACATTTACGTTGATATGAATGGATTTATGCCAGAACGATATTATCGTTTAGAATTTAAAATTGTAGATGGGTTTACGGAACAATATATTGACGACGAAATTTATTTTAAAGTAGTTAGATAATGGAAAAATTGATTAAATTAGATCGCGATGTTATAAAAAATGCAGTATTAGATTCTAATAAAACAGCATTTTCTAGTACATATCAAAGCAAAGGAGTTACTTATCGTTCTAATGATCCTGCAGTAGTACAACGAGATGAAGCTGGCAATGTTATTCTTTTAGAAGGCGAACAAAATCAATTATTACGAATTGAACCAATTGCTACTAATATAACTACAACGTCAATGTTAAAGGTTTTAGATACGCAATTTACATATTTTAAATTTCCTACTTCATATCCAATTGAAACTACATTGGATTTAGATTTAGATACAGATATAGAATTGGATACTGTAGATACTGTATATGCTAGATATCGTCCGTCAGAAGCTAGAATTATTCTAAATGGAACACCAGGTTCTTATAATGAAGCTTCAAAATTCTCTGGTATACTTATGGATTTTGTTGAAGATGGTGTTACTCAAAAATCTGTTAATTCTTATCAAATTACTAAAGAAATAAAGGAATCGGGTATAGATTTAAGATTTAGAATTAAAATTGAACATCGATATGATACTCCTGCAGCTGGGTTTGGAAATGCATATTTTTCTATTATTAAAAATTCTCCAGAAACAGGTATAAATCGATTATTTAAAGGTCCATTTGCAAATCAAAGTGGATTACCAAATA